TTCAACAGATTTATCATTAGAACTCGTAGCAACCGGTGAGAAAGCTGGTCTATGGGGCACAATTACAAATACTAATTTACAATTATTACAAACAGCAGCATCAGGTTACGTAGAAGTAACTTTAAGTTCTGGTAATATTGATTTAAGTTTAGCAGATGGTGACGCAAGCGCAAATGGTAAAAACCTTTACATAAAAGTTACTGGTACATTATCTGGTAATGCCACTTTAACAATGCCTGCAACTACATCTGGTGGTAATGCTAACAGAGTATTTTTTGTAGAAGACGGAACTACGAGAGGTGGAGCTGGTGATAGTTATACAGTAACTTTACTTACAACGGGAGCATCAGCAGCAAATCAAGTGCCTCTTCCTGAAGGTGCAACAGTTTTAGTTTACTCTAGAGGTAGTGTTCCATCTACTAGTTTAGGTATGATGGAAAAAGGATTTACAACAGTAACTGCTGCAAGCAAAACTACATACACAGCGGTCCCAGGTGATCAAATTGGTGTAGACACAGTTGCTAACATTGTAACAATTAATTTACCTGCAGGAACAATAGGTGATGAAGTAGTCATTATGGATATATCTGCATCAAATGGTTTTGGTACTAATAAATGTATAGTTGATCCTAATGGTACAGAAAAAATTCAAGGTGGTACAGGTGGTGCTTCAGTAGATCTTACAACTAATAATCAATCAGTCACACTTTTTTATACTGGAGCCACTAAAGGTTGGCAATTTAAAACTAATACTGCATAGGAGTAAAAAATGCTTACGAAAATTAAGTTTGCTCCAGGTATCGACAAGCAGGACACTGCTGTTGGAGCAGAAGGTCGTTGGGTTGATTCTGATAATGTAAGATTTAGATATGGACTTCCAGAAAAAGTAGGAGGTTGGCAATCATTGCTTACTGATTCTATTGTAGGTGTAGCTAGAAAACAACATGCTTTTGTAGATACAGCAGGTAATAGATACATTGCAATTGGTACTGACAAATTTTTACTTTTATTTTTTGAAGGACAACTTTTTGATATTACACCTTTTAGATGTAATAATGCAGGAGTCGTAGATACTTTAACTAGCTCAACATTAGCAACTAACAGCACATCAGTTAAAACTTGTACAATTACAACATCAACTGATCACGATTTATCAGTGGGAGATATTGTAGAATTATCTTCTGTTACTTTACCAAGTGGTACAGGATTAACTGCATCTGACTTTGAACTTAAATTATTTCAAGTATTATCAGTTCCAACTCCTACAACTTTTACAATAAATTCTTTAAATCAAGCTACAGCAGTTATATCAACAGGTGGTAGTATGACGGTTCAAGTTTATGAAACAATAGGCCCCGCAGCACAAACATATGGTTATGGTTATGGTGTAGGAAATTATGGTGGTACAATTACAGGAGCTTTACAAAACGATTTAGATGGAGCGTTGAGCGCGGATACAAATGGTAACAATGGATCAGCAACACAAATTAGATTAACATCTACAACAGGTTTTCCAAGTCCGACAGGTACGATAGCTGTAGGCAACGAATTAATAACTTATACTGGAGTAGCCGGTAATGAATTAACAGGTATTACTAGAGGTGCATTAGGTACAGCTACGACTGGTACCTCAAACGGACAAGCGCATAGTGATGGTGCTGTAGTTACAAATGCAACAGATTTTACAGGCTGGGGAAATGCAGTAGAAGCATCGACAGTTACACTAGAACCAGGTCTATGGTCATTAAGTAATTTTGGTGAAGTATTAGTTGCAACAGTTGCAAACGGTAGAACATTTACTTGGAACTCCGGAATAGCAGCAAGACTTACAACACACGCTTCTATGTTAACATCTGGTTTTGAAACTAGAATTGATGCAGCAACAGATTCTGGTAATCCAACTGCAACTAGAGTAACACTTATATCACCAACAACACGTCACTTAATTCATCTTGGAACAGAAACAACTATAGGCACTCCGACAACACAAGATGATATGTTTATAAGATTTTCTGAAGATGAAAGTATAAATAAATATACACCACAAGCAACTAACACAGCAGGTACTCAAAGACTTCAAGATGGTACAAAAATTATGGGAGGTCTAGTTGCAAAAGAAAATATTCTAATATGGACTGACAATGCATTGTACACAATGAAATTTGTCGGTGCACCATTTACATTTGGTTTTGAACAGGTTGGTACAAACTGTGGATTGATTGGTAAAAATGCAGCTATTGAAATTGATGGTGTTGCTTATTGGATGGGTAATAATGGTTTCTTCTCTTTTGATGGTACAGTAAATAGTTTACCTTGTTCTGTTGAAGATTTTATTTATGATGATTGTGATACAACAAAAGGTCAACAAATAAATGCTGGTATTAACAACTTATTTACAGAAGTTGTTTGGTGGTATCCTACACAAGGATCTGATTTTAATAATAGATATGTAGTTTATAACTATGGTCAAAACAATGCACAACTGCCTATGGGTAATTGGTACACAGGAACTAACACAAACTCTATTAGAACAACTTGGATTGACTCGTTAGTATATCCTAAACCATATGCAACAGCTTACAATAGTTCGAACACAGGAACTTTTCCTACAATTATTGGTGAAACAGGACTAGGTCAAAGCGTATTGTTTGAACACGAAACGGGGACCGATCAAGTTAATCCAGATGGTAGTGTGACTGCACTAACATCTTTTATACAATCATTTAGTTTTTCATTACAACCAGATCAAAGTGAAGTTTTTTTAGCTATGCGTAGATTTTTACCAAACTTTAAAGTATTAACAGGTAACAACCAAGTTACATTATCTATAAAAGATTTTCCATCAGAGGATGATATACAAACTACGTTAAGTCCTTTTACAATTACTTCAAGCACTTTAAAAGTTGATACACGTGCAAGAGGAAGATATGCAAATATAAAAATAGAAAACACAGGTGTAGGTGAGTCTTGGAGATTTGGTACATTCCAAGTTGATATACAACCAGATGGAAGGAGAGGCTAATGGCTAAAGTAGTAGTAAGATTACCAGAACCTAAAAAAGAATATAGTGAGGATAACCAAAGACAAATTAATAGAGCATTGACTACAATTATAGAACAATTAAATTCCACATACTTAACACAACTTAAAGAGGACCAAGAACGATTTACTTGGTTAGGATTAGGCTAATGGCAAATATATATAAAAACGAAAAAACAAGTTTAACAAATACAGATTTAACAACACTATATACAGTGCCATCAAACTCTAGAGCTATTGTGAAGTCTTTATTAGTAACTGAAGATGCAGCAGGTGCAGCAGTTGTTAAAGTTACTTTGGTTGATACTAGTTCTAATATATTTATAATAGATAATAATGTTAGTTTATCCGCCAATGAAAAAGAACAAGTATTAACAGAACCTTTAATTATGACAGAAAGTGAAGTGTTAAAGGTACAAGCAAGCAGTGGAGCAACAGATGTGATTGCATCCATATTAGAAATAAACAGAGAGGACAGATAATGCCGTTTATCGAAACAGAAGCTTCAGTTAGGTATGAAACAATTAATGGTAAAAGAGTGCCAGTAATTACACCTAAAACAGAAGTAACATTAACCAACACAGAAACAGGCCAAGAATATATGTCAGATGCAGAGGCTTTAGCAGACGTTCAAAATGCTAATACACCTACAAAATCTGAACATATACGAAGAGACGTAAATGTGACTGTGGAAGAGATAAAGATAGGCGCTGGTTTTAATATCAGCGATTGACGAATGTATAAAAACCTTGTAAATTGTGATACACTCGCCTATTTACAAGCGTTGCGTACTTGCTATCACTATACAATATAAAGAGAAAATATGGGATTTTTTAAAAAAATATTCAAACCAGTATCAAAGGTATTAGATAAAGTAATACCTAATGAGGTAAAACCTTTTTTACCATACGCAGCAGCGTTTGCTCCTATGTTTGCACCTGGTATTATGGGAGCCTTTGGTGGTTCAGCATTATCTAGGGCTGCAATAGGTGGTGGTTTAAATATTTTTGGACAACTATCACAAGAGGGTAATGAAGGTGATATTAATTTATTATCAGCGGGACTCGGAGCGTTGACCGGTGCTATGACTGGACCAAATGCTGCTGATCAATTTAAAAATATGCAAACTTATGGTGGTAGAACTTTAGCTGATATTGGTGAAGGAACTATTGCAGCAGAAGCAACTGGACTAGAGGCATTAAAAAATAAAGGTCTAGAAGGTTTAGCTAAAGGTTCTAAAATGTTTGCAGCAGGTATGGACAAACCATTTAGTATGGCAGGTTTAAAAGCAGCAACATTACCAGCAGCAACAGCAACTGGTGATTTAATGTTTGCACAAGCTAAAAGAGATCAAGATGAATA